GTCTTCACCTGCGCCTCCCGGTTCATCGCGCTCGTTGCGGGCCGGCGGTTCGGCAAGTCGCATCTGGCGATCGTGCGCGCGATTTGCTCCGCGACGGACCCGAAGAACATCAAGAAGCTGCCCGTGTGGATCGTGGCCCCGACGCATCCGCAGGCAAAGCAGATTTATTGGCAGCCGCTGCTCGACTTGGCGGCCCCGCTGATCGCCTCGACGAACATCAACGAGGGGCTGGTGCGGCTGCACAACGGGGTGCAGATCGGCGTCAAGGGATCGGATCGGCCGGATACGCTGCGCGGCGTCGGCCTGTTCGACGTGATCCTGGACGAGTACGCGGACATGAAGACCGAGGTGTGGGAATCGATCCTGCGCCCGGCGCTCTCCGACGTGCGCGGCCGCGCGCTGTTCATCGGTACGCCGAAAGGGCGGAATCACTTCTACACCCTGTACCAAGAGGCCGTGGAAGACGAGACGGGTGAATGGGCGGCCTTCCGCTACTACTCCTCGTCGAACCCGTTCCTACCTCCCGGCGAGATCGATGCAGCGCGCCGGATGATGTCCTCGGCCTTGTTCCGCCAGGAATACGAGGCCAGCTTCGAGACGGGCGGCTCCGGATTGATAAAGCCGGAGTGGATCGTCTACGAAGACGAAGAACCGAAGGATGGCGAATACGTCATGGCCGCCGACCTGGCCGGCTTTGAAGAAGTGCGACAGGCGACTACAAGCCGCCTCAAGCGCCTCGACCAATCGGTCCTTCCAATCGTGAAGCTGCACGGGGACGACAACTGGTGGGTCGAGTCAGTGCAGATCGGCCGCTGGGGCGTGAAGGAAACGGCGCGGCGTATCGTCGACGCTCTGGCCGATGAGAAGAAGGACATCCAGGTCTTCGGGATGGAGCGGGGCACGATCTTCAATGCCGTGCTTCCCTACCTGCACGACGAGGCGAACCGGAAGGACCGCGGCAAGCCCGTGGCCCTGCGCATGCAGCCCCTGTCGCACGAGAACCGGAGCAAGATTGATCGCATCACCTGGGCAATCCTGGGGCGCCTGGAGCACGGCCGCATAAAATTTCGCCGGGGGCCGTGGATGAACGATGTCGAAGACCAGCTCGTGCACTTCCCCTCGAAACTCGTGCACGATGACGTACCGGACGCCCTGGCATTCATCGCGCAGATAGCAGAAGGCAGGCGATTCTCGCGGTTCGAGGACGCCGCCGAGGATTACTGGAAACCAATGGACCCCGACATCGGGGTGTAGGAGCGCAGGGGCTATGAGCGAAGCCTATCAGGTAGTGCGGACGTTCGAGAGCGCAGTGGCCCGCTGGGTCGGCGCCAAGTACGGCGTAGCGCTGGACAACTGCACCAACGCGCTATTCCTGTCGATGGAATACGCGACGAAGGCCGGGAACCGCATTCTGCTGCCCGCGCGCACCTTCATCAGCGTCCCGATGGCCGCGATCCACGCGGGGCTGCGCCCGAAACTGGTTGATGTGCCCTGGACGGGTAAGTACCGGCTCGGAACCGAGCCCGGCGGCACCGCGATTTGGGACTCGGCCGGGCAGCTGGCCCGCGATTCCTACGAAGGCGGGCTGATGTGCGTCTCCTTCCAGTACCGCAAGCCCCTTCCTATAGGGAAGGGCGGCATGGTCCTGACGGACGACGAGAATGCCGCCGACTGGATGCGCCGCGCGCGGTACTGCGGACGCGACCAAGACGCCGCGTTCGACTTCTCGCAGGTGAAGTTCGCCGGCTGGAACATGACCATGACCCCCGAGCAGGCTGCTCGCGGGCTCTCGCTGCTGGAATTGAACCCGCCGACGCGGGTCTTCCGCAGCGAGGAATACGCGGATCTCCGCGATGTGCCTCTTTTCAAGGACTGATCCATGATCCGAAAGACTCCGCAGGGCCATCAGGTCAAGTCCGAGAAGGGCAAGAACCTCTCGCGCCCGGATCTGACGAAGAAAGAAGCCGAGAAACGGCTGCGGCAGGTCGAATTCTTCAAACACAAGGGGATGCTACGTGGCACGCGCTAGTGCGCTTGGCGGCAAGGCTCGCATCCTGGACAGCGATCCCCGGGACATGAGCGTCTCGGTCGCGTCCCAGACGGACGCGAAGCGCAAGGACGACCTCGATCCGCTTGTCGGTTGGGTGATGGAGCGCATCCAAGCGTGGCGTACGCACCGCCAATCCAACTACGACCCGCGGTGGGAGGAGTACGAGCGCCTGTGGCGGGGCATTTGGAGCGGTTCCGAGCAGCAGCGCAAGACCGAGCGGTCCAAGATTATCACGCCGGCACTCTCCGAAGCCGTTGAGAACGCGGTTTCCGAGGTTGAGGAGGCGATATTTGGCCGCGGGGACTTCTTCGATGTCAAGGGCGAGGCCCGGGACGGCTTCGACCTGAAGAAAATCACCGATCTCAACAAAAATACGCTCCGCGAGGACCTCGCGAAGACGTTTTTCGTCACGAACGTGTCCGAATGCCTCTTGAATAGCGCCATCTACGGCTCGGGCATCGCGGAACTCATCTTGGACGAGAAGCAAGAGCGGGAAATCGTCCCGGTTCCGAGCACGGACGGCACTTTCGAGGCGGATGTGCAGGAAAAAGACGTCACTTACGTCTGCCTGCGCTCTGTGAACCCGAGAAACTTCCTGATTGACCCCGTGGCGCGCGATGTTGACTCCGCCCTCGGTGTCGCGATCGAGGAAAACGTCGGGGCGCACATCATCTACGCCGGCATGGAGTCGGGGGACTACCGGACCGTCGAGATTGCGAGCGGCCCGGAGGATTCTGAGACGACCGCCGACCCGCAAACGGTCACGCCGTACGACAAGGACACCATCCCGGTAATCCGGTACTATGGGCTCGTGCCCGAGTCGCTTCTGTTTCCCCCGGAGAAGACCGAGAAGCTCACTGAGGCCGGCTTGACGCCGTCCGTAGATCCCGCGTCGACCAAGATGGTCGAGGCCATTGTTGTCATTGCCCGCGGCACGGTTTGCCTGAAAGCGCAGACGACGCCGTACCTGATGCGGGACCGCCCGGTCGTCGCCTTCCCGTGGGACGTGGTCCCGGGTCGCTTCTGGGGCCGTGGAGTGTGCGAGAAGGGCGCGACACCCCAGAAGCTGCTAGACGCCGAATTCCGCTCCCGCATGGACGCGCTGGCGTATGCCTCCGCCCCGATGATGGGCCTGGACGCCTCGCGTCTGCCGCGCGGCTTCAAGATGAAGGTCTACCCAGGTCGCTCGATCCTGACCAATGGCGATCCGTCGACGGTACTCAAGCCGTTCAAATTCGGCGAGCTGGACCAGAACACATTCCAGCAGGCCCAGGCGCTAGACCAGATGGTTCAGCGCGCCACCGGCGCTGTGGACGGCATCGCGATGGCCCAGGCGGGCGCCGGCGGCGATGCGCGCTCCGGCGCGGTATCGATGTCGATGGCCGGCATCGTGAAACGGCACAAGCGCACCCTGATGCACTTCGTAGACAAGTTCATGGGGCCGGCGTTGCGCAAGATGATGTGGCGCTGCATGCAATACGGCACGCCGCGTTACATGCCGTTCAATTTCACCTTCAACGTCACCTCGACCGTTGGCATTATGCAACGGGAGTACGAGTCGCAGACCCTGACGCAAATGCTGGGGGCGATGCAGCCCGGCTCGCCGGAGCACTACTTCCTGCTGATCGCGCTATTCGGCAACACGGGGCTCGCGAACCGCGCCCAGATCGCCGAAATGCTGATGAAGAAGGCCGAGGAAGCCATGAACCCGCAGCCGCCGGTGGACCCGACTGCCCTGGCGGCGGCGCAGAGCCAGCAGATCGATCCGTCGCAGCAGGCGCTCAATCAGGCTCGCGCTCTGGAGGCCCAGGCCCGCGCACAGAAGATCCAGGCCGAGACGCGCACCGAGATACTGGAGCCGCAGTTCCGCACACAAGAGATCGCCACGAAGGGCATCTACGCGGCCGGCGATAATCAGGCGCGCGAGTTCGATCGGCGCATGAAGATCGCCAAGCTGATGCTCGACCGGGAGGAGATGCGATCCAACGAGCGCATCGCGGCCGGGCAGACACAGGGCTCGATCGCGAAAGCGCAGATTGGCGCCCAGGCCAAGATGGCGACGCCACCGGCGCCGCCTCCTCCGCCCGCGCCGGCCCCCGTCGAAGCCGAGACGGCGGTGGTCGTCAATCCTCCGGGCGGGGCGCCGATTCCGGCACGCTCGGCGATGATGTTCTGAGAATCGGGGTAACTGGCCGCTTCGCTCCCGGCCGGTGCACGCGGGTCTACCGCGGCCCCACCTTTCACCTGGAGCGAGAAGGAGCGAAATGTGACGCAAGCAATCAAGGGATATCGGGATCTCACGGCAGACGAGATCGAGCTGGTCAACGAGATCAAAACGACTGCCAATGATCTTGACGAGCTGATCGTCACTATGACGAATCTTCCAAATATAGACCAGAGATGGGTAGCGATTGCCAAGACGGATCTCCAGAAGGGATTCATGTCCTTGGTTCGTGCCGTCACTCGTCCGACGGGGTTCTGACATGAGCGAAGC